AATTACCGTAAAAAAACGTTCACATATGCACCTAAAAGAAACATAAGGGTACAGCCTTATATTTGTAAATTATTAGGTTCTAGGCTTATAGAGCAACATTGAGTAATCTTTTCTTTGTTGCTCCTATATATATTAGTAGTATTATTATTATGACATTATGTCATGAAAGTGTGACAATATGACAAAACGTTACTTTTGCTGGTAGTTTTTTATCTTTTTGTTTGTTTTTTAATTTTGAGACCTATATATTTGTAGAAGTTAATTGAGAGACACTTTGTGTTGCTCTATTGTTTAAAGGTTGCCGAAGTGAATAAATGTTGAAACCAGACTTACTTACGGCGGCACAAAATTTATTGTTATGAAAGCAAGAAGATATAAAGTCACGTTGCAGATTAAGGATCGTTATGTTTCTCAATTTGTTATTGCAACTTCTGTTCATTCGGCAAAAAGAAGCCTTGTAGATTATTGGAGTACTAGACATGATAAATCAGACATTAAAGTTATTGAAGTAAAAAAACAAACAGATATACTATAGATTATGGAATATAAAGATTATTGTCTTGACCGTATTGGAAACAAACAAGATTTAAAATTAGAACTTGACAGGCTTTATGAGTTTAGTCAAGAAGTGAAGGATAAAACTACGTTAGAGTTTATTGATAACCGATACATAATTTTAAAGTGTGTAAAAGAATTATTGTTGCACTGTCCTTTCTTGGATAGACGTAAGGCTACAATGGAACGTCCTTGTTATCTTAATGTTCTTGAATTGGTAGATAGGCTTTATATGGGTAATGGTATGTGTTACGTGTTTCCTAAGAACGAATATTGGAGAGATTTTTGGGGTACCTTCGGTTTCGGTAAAAAAGTGCTTTTCCGTGGTTCGTATATTCCTATCTTTACACTTGGCGTAGGAGACATATACGAAGATCAATACAAGAAGTTTGTTATATATATTAAGGATCGTGTCGAGTTATTGGAAGAATGTTTGAAGTATAATAAATACAGTGAAGATGAAAACTTATAACGATGTGTTGAAAATATTGAAAGAGATAAAAGAGGAAAAAGATGTGGAGATCGTTTTATTAAGGTTTGGAGATGTTTATCTAAGTCTGTCAGAGATCATAAAGTCTTCTTCTAACGTTATAGTCTTTAGAGAATTTTTAAGGTGCAACCACTTAGGGTGGACTCCTTATAGTGCAATGGTTAAACATTGCCCTGCACATATTGAAACGGTTATTAAGGTTTCCAAGGGATCAGATTTTAGACCTTTCCATCTTAATATGTGTCCAGATGAAATAATGTTTTCAAATTATATGGATGAATGTATTAAGGAGATTGGCTCAATATTGGAAAAATATTACGGATATTAAAAATAAAAACAATGAAAAAGCTAGTATTATTATTTACTCTTCTTTTTGTTGCTCTTTCAGCAATAGCACAGAAGAATGTTAAACTATCCAATGGTTATGCCTTGGAATACGTAGATCAATCTTACACAATAGACACAAAGACGGATTTACCAAACATTATGTTTCGGTATCAATTGTGTGTAGAGTGGGAAAAACTATCTCTTAAGGCTGATAACTATCTTTATATGGATAAAGCTAACAGTTTCAAGTTTTCACCTCAGCTATTTGTTTTTGACATAGAAATGTCGTATCTTGTAACACGAAAGATTAAGTTATACGCAAAACACAGATGCGTTCATCCTTTATCGAATAGTGGTAGACTATATACACCAGTTTATGGTGGAGGTAATATTTTAGGAATATCTTATAATTTAAAATAAACTTATTATGCAAAATTTACTTGGTTTTATTCTTATGTTTACAGCATTTTTTACCATCTTTGTAGGCATGTTTTATCTTGGTGTCTCGCTCTTGTCTTATCCTTGGCGGTATGATCGAGTATATAAGATTAAACGCAAGTGGTATGAATCCGATAGCGAACATGGTTATATTCCGATGGCTACTTATGGTTTATGGAAGCGTCTTAATATCTGGTTTGATCTTATAGACACGGTATATGCTTACCGTATAGATGCAGAAACAATTATCAAACGTGATTTTAATTTTTGTTTGGACAAAAAAAACGGTCGTAAAACAAGGAAGAAGACAGTTTCTTTTAAATATGATACCAGACCAACTATTTTGTGTGTCGTTGGCAGTTCTGGTTCTGGTAAGTCAACCGTAGCACGTATTTTGTCGAAAGAATGGAATGCAAAATTGATTACATCTTATACGACCAGAAGTAAAAGAAGTAGTGAGATCAAAGATGAAGCAGAAGGCAAACCGTTGGATCATATTTTTATCTCAACCGAAGAGTTTAACACCTTTAAAAAGCGAGACATGTTGGCTCATACCGTTTATGCAGGGAATCATTATTGCTGCCTAAAAAAAGATGTAGGTCTATGTAATGTCTATGTTATTGATTCAGATGGTTTGGATTATCTTAGAGAAAAGTTTTCAGATAAGTATAATATAAAAACCCTGTTAGTAACCGCAAGTAAAAAAGATAAATTAGATCGAGGTGTATCGAAGTCACGCATAGCTAGAGATAGTTACCATCCTATAACACAAAAAGAATGGGATTTTGTTATTGTTAATAACGGAACTATGGAGGATCTTGTTAATCAAACATATCCTGTAGGAGCAGGATGTTTTAAAGATGTAGTTAGGAGATATGGAGAGTAGGTATATTAAAAAAATCGAGAAGGATACACGAGGTTTCCTTCTCGATATTGTTTGCGAGTATAATCTTGCTAATTTATTAGACAAAATGTCTGCAATGTATGATGATTTATTCTTTTTTGTAAGAAAACACTACAAAAGTCAATCAAATTGGGATAAATTTTATGAAGTAATAGACAAATTGCATTTAAATCAAAATGTTGTAAACTTGTTGTCCACAGAAAATAAGCCAATGTCTAAAAAGGTTGAAATGCTGTGGATTGAAAGTGAGTTTCCATTTAATGATAATTATGGAGATTTTTTTATTGGAAAAGATTCTTCTTTTGAAGATTTTTTGATATATTGCAATAATCGAAAGATTTTTGTGGATAAATGTCTTACGATAATCAAAAAAGCTCAGATTAGAAAAATGGGTGATATTCCAAAGCATTATTTTATATTCAAGAAGAAGGAAATTAAACAACCTAAACTGTTTTAATATGGATGAAAGTGTATATAAGGAAAGGTTAAGTATAGAATATCATAATCTGGAACATAGCACGTCTTTGCTTAATGCTTTGATTGCTGCAAAGGAAATTTACAAACTTTCTTTGTGGTGTGCCAATGATGGATACTCTGTTTATATGAACTATGATATTTTAAACGGAGTATGTTTTTTAATGTTGGAAGGATCTTTTTATTCTGATTTCAAGAAATTGTATAATGATAGTACCTGTCAAAAAGGGAAAAACGGATATTACAAAGGGTTGTCTTATCGTGATAATGATGTCTCTTTGCAGGATTATTTGTCTGCTAGAGTTGAGTTGTGTACCATTTTAATAGATTCTTTATTATGCGAGTAGAAGACGTAATGATTTTGAGAAATGAGATCTTCTCGCTAAAGGAAGATTTTTTTAAAAAAGAATCTTTAAAGGAATCTCTCTTTGTTGCTCAATCCATTTACTCTATAATAGATGGGTTTCTACATAAGAGCAACATTAAGGATTTGGATGAAGAGGTTGCTCGTGAAATTAAAATAAGGTTTTATGCAGTAATGGGAGAATGTGGTTTATCTTCTGGTTTATGCTTAATGTATGATCCTCATTTTTTAAGAGCGAAGTTTCGTACCAGACTAAAAGAGGTTTACCTTAAACACAATCTACCTTTTAAACATAAAATGTACAGAGGTAACGAAGGGTTGAATAATATAGATACGGTTTTTGAAGATATGCGAAAATCGTGTATGATAAGATTGGAATTAATCAAAATGATGTTATAATGAATTTCACTGAATACGAACGGGCTATGAATAAAATTATGAATAGATTCTGTATAACTCATACGGGAACTAAAAATGATTCTATAAAACTCATGGTAGATATATATTCTTTGTTGGATAGGTTTGTTAATAGTTCATCTTATTTGTCTGATGAAATGATTACCAACTTCAAATATTATCATTTTCATAAACATCCCTGTTGGGAATTTTGGAGAAGGTTTTCTGGTGGTCGATGGTATTGGCTTAGAATGCTTCCTGTTAAATCTTACATAGATGAATTTAAAGACGTACCCGTGGATCTTTATGACTTGGATTATTATAGGTCTATTTTTAGATTGTCATTAAATTTTTTCAAGAAAACGTATAAATATTCCTTGGATCACCCATTAAAACCTTGTCCTGTGGTAAAAAGAGGTAGTATTAAAGATTGGAGGACTTATGATTAAATTGGAGAATCCTAATAATATTGAATATTGCGATAAAAACATACTTCAAATAAGAGTGTATGTTAATAAAAAGTTTATGTACGATAGATTTTATGTGCCTTATGATGGGCTTAAAAGTTTGTTTAAGGCAATCGTTTATATTATAAACACTTCGTCAACAACAAACAGGAGGAAACAGTGTATAAGCTCTATAACACCCAAAAAGGTTGATCCTAGTACAGTTAAGATACGGTGTGTCGTGTTAGCTGTCTGTGGATTGGCTATGAGGAAATAACATTTATTAACATTTGAAAATTTGTTTTTATTAAAAAAGAATATATCTTCGTGGATGTAATTAAAGAATTAAAATATGAAAAGATTTAAAGCTGTTTTATTATTCGTTCTTCTTTTAATTAAGAATGGAATTTTTTTTAAAACTTTTTTTGTAGGGATTGATGATGTTTTTTGGTCTCATAATTGGTTTTATTATTTTAGTAAATTATCTCCATTTAGATTTACTATTGTTATGAGTGTAGAGAAGCTTTTTAAGGGAGATATACACAAATGGAGTGTTTTTGATAACGATTGGATGAAATTATTAGATAAGTATGGAATTGATTAATTTATTAGGGATTACTGAAAACTTAGTAGTTTTAAGCCCCAAGAAGAATAGAGAGTATCAGTCTGGAATATATAAGCACTTGGATGATGCACAAGAAGCATTAATCTCTTTTGGAGAGGAAACTTGTGTTAATGAAAATCTTATTGTATCTTTCGATGCGAATGCAGAGACTTTCGTCTTTGATGTTTATTTCAAAGAATGTCTGCCAGATGAAAAGAAGTTTATTTGTCGTCCAGATAATGTGTTAAAAAACTAGCCTATGAAAATTTTATTTTTGTTCTTATTCTTATTTTTGTTTAATTTTTCTCTTCAAATGCTTTTCTTTTATGAGAGAAAAAACAGTGTGAAAAATTTGGATATTGATTTTGGTTTTATTACCTTCGTGTATCGTCCTCTTAAGAATAGATATTGTTTCTGTAGAAAGGTAAGTTATTGTAAATACTTGTCTTTGGTTAAAGTTCTTAAGCATATTATCCGTTCTAATATACGTGCCAATAAACAGTATTTTTCCGTGACATTTAAGGGTTTGGAAGAGGATTTTGAAGAATGTGTATTAATTTTAAATATATTTGTTTTATGCCTATTTTAGATAATAACAAGCGATATAAAAAACCTTCGATCATAAAGCAGGATAATGTTGCTAATTTTCATTTTGATTTTTTAGTTCAAATTGTCGAAAAGTTTAGACAGCCAACCATGATTGATATGGTTCTTATCGAGAAAGCTGCTGCGATCCATTCTAATATTAGAACGTTGGAGAGAGCTACAATTGAATATGGAGCCTTGATTGAAACTGCACGAGGTATGTCTAAAAATCCTGCTATTGCTGACTTAAAAGGAGCAAGAGGGGATTATTTAAAGTATTTACAGGAGCTTAATATTACTCCAAAGGTTATTAGTTCCATAACTCGAAAAGTAGATGAAAAAGAAGATAAAAATAAAGGGTTCAACTATTAATATTACAGGAATTGACCGTTTTGACCAATATGTATTGGATTGCAAAACAGGAAAACAACCTCTTTCGTCTGCAATGAAAATGATTATTGACAGACATATTTCAGATATGGAAAGAAGTGACATTTATTTTGATATTGAGGTCGGGAAACGTATTCTTAATGTTATCGAGAAGTCTCTACGGTTCAATAATGGTGATTTTGTAAAACTGTTTCCTTATCAAGTCTTTGCGATATTGTCCGTTTACTGTTGGAAATGGTCTGATAATGGTTCTCGTAGGTTTAGCGAGTTTTTTTATATGCTACCTCGTGGGGGTGCTAAGTCATTCCTTGGTGCTTTATTGGCTTTTGTTGGATTATTATTTCCAGAACCCAACGATACGGCACCGCCAAACTGCGTTATGGCTGCGAATACCTCCGTACAAGCAGGTATGGTTTTTGGTCAATTAAAAGAAATGTTAGAAGAGAGTATTCCTTCGTGTAGAAACTCTTTTATTTTACCGAACTCAGCCGAAAAACATAGGGGTATTGTTAAATTTAAGCCTACAAAAGGAAAAGCACTTACAATTTCATCTGATGCTAAAACGAAGGATGGGGATAGTGTTTCTGTAGGTATTGTCGATGAATGTGGACTTTTTGACGATTCTAAAGCGAAACTTATCACATCTTTAAAATTCTCTCAAATAAAACGTCATAATCCGTTAATGATGTATATTAGTACAGCTTATGACGTTTTGGATGGAATATGGAAGGAAATGTATGACTACTTTAAAGATGGGTTAAAGAATAGTGATATAGACGATTCTAAGTTCTGTATTATCTATGATTTAGATAAGGAGGATCAGGAAAATTGGGATAAATGTCTCGATGGTGACAATCCATTTGTTAGAAAGGTTCACCCTGCATATGATTTACTTTCTACTGTTAGAGAATCGTATCGAAAAGAAATCATAGACGCAAAACGATTAACTGTAAATAGAGAAGAGTTTAAAATTAAGCTTTTAAATATTTTCTCAAAAAACTTGAATACATGGATAGATGACAAATATGTTTCTGCGTGTACTCAAAAAGTTGATTTGTCTAAGTTTACAGGAATGCAAACTTGGATTGGGTTCGATGGTTCTCAGACGACCGACTTAACAGCTTTGTCGTTTCTTTTCTATAAAGATGGATTGGAATATTATAAGACATTTTATTTTCTTCCCAAGGAAAAATTAAGGACGTTGAAAAATGCGGAGTTTTGGAAAACGTTGGCTCTTAGAGAACATTTAATATTAACGAATGGCAATACTGTTGATTATAATTATATAAACTCCTTTATTCTTCAAACAAAGGATGAATATGATTTAACCATAGAGGGTGTTTTTTATGACAAGTATAATGCTACTCAGTTTGCCACAAATTTAGAGATACAAGGGTTTAGATGCGTTCCTATGTCTCAAAGTATTGGTGCTTTTACGAGTCCTACTACTGCGATGGAGAAAAATATTTTATCTGGAAACGTGGTGTTTGATTCAAACCCGTTAAATAGATATTGTTTTGAAAATGTTACATTAAAGCATGACCATAACAATAATTGTAAACCAGATAAAAAACATCAAACAAAAAAAATAGATGGGGTCATATCTGCAATACAAGCCCATGCAGGGTTTATTGAAGACTATCGGGCAGGGTATGTAGAAAATTATTCTTCTAACGATTCAGAAGAAGGAGAAGATTACGGAGTTCATGAATTTTATTATTAAAAAGGTTTGTATATATGGGTTTTTTTAGTATCTTTACGAAAGAAAAGAGAGCTACTCCGACAACAGAGGTGGATGAATCTAGTGTTATAGATATTCCTAATTTGTTTGCGAGTAACAGTGGAGCTTTATTTAAAGTTCCTGCGGCACAGGCTTGTATTAAATTGATTTCAGATTCAGTTAGTTCGATGCCGTTAAGAGTTTATAAAATAAAAGAAGGCAAAAAGGTTTTAGATACGATTAGTCCTTATGCAAAACTTCTTAAGAATCCCAACAAAGTGCAAAAATCTTTGTCTGGTATATTAAAAGTTTGCATGAAGCAGTATTTAAAAGGTCGTGGAGAATTTTTTATTGAAATAAAAAGGGATGGATCTGGCTATCCTGTTGGGTTAAGATATTATCCCAATACATCCGTTTTTGTTCAAATGGATGATGTTATTTCACCTACGGAGGTTGAATATCATGTGAGTACCTCTAGCGGTTCTAAGATAATATCTTCGGATGACATGATTCATGTAGTTTATGAACCGAAGGATAACGGAGTTGAAGCGGTTTCGATAGAAGAGTTATATAGACAAATGGAATCTATAGCAACCGAAGCCGAAAAAGTTGCAGGAAACGATCTTAAATCGGGTGGTGCATTAACTACTATTCTTGGTGTTTCTGGAAGAGCTAACGAAAAAAGAATGCGAAGGATTGAAACGGGTATTAGTCGAATTGGTCGCAATGGAGGTGGATTATTAGCTATTGAATCTGAGGGAATAACCGTTAATTCGGTTAACTCCAATCCGAAAGACCGACAAATGGTTGAAAATAGGCAATATAATGCGGTCGATATTGCAAGATTTTATCTTGTTCCTGCTTCTTTGATTGATGCGGTGAACTTAAATTCAGTTGATGTAGAGCAACAAAGGAATCAGTTACTATCACAATGTATTGAACCGATATTGAGAAAAATTGAAAGTGCTTTTAATGGCATTTTTAGACCATCGCATAATGGTAAATATATTTTAGCATTTGATGAAGGAAACTTCTCGCTACCAGATTCGAAAAGTAAAGCCGAAAGTTTACAGAAGATGGTTTTATCTGGAATGATTTCTCCTAACAGAGCAGGAGAACTTCTTGGTGTTGATCCTATTAACGAAGATTTTGCAGACGAAAGACTTATTGTTGGAGGTGCCGCATCATTAAAGCAAGTTGTAGAACAAGGGATGCAGGGGGTTAAAAACATTAATTAGTTAATAAAAGTTAAACGAAGTGAATAATTAGTTTTGTTTCTACTAATATAATAATAAAGAGTTTTATATGAAAAAGGAATTAAGATCCATTCTTCGATCTGATTCAATTGAAGTCAGATCGTTAGAAGATGGCAAAAAGATTTTATCTGGTCGAGGGATTTCCTTCGATCAAGAATCCGAAATTCTTTGGACTTATGATGATTGCGATTATGTCGAGGTTGTTCCTCATGATTGCGAAATAGAGTTCAATGAAAATCTTACTCTTTCAGCAGATCATAGATCAAGTACACCGTATCTGCTTGGTAGGTTAGGAGTGAACTTGAAAGTTCAAAGAAGAAATGATGGTGTTTACTACGAATGTGAATTGCCGAATACATCTATGTGTAATGATTTTTATGAGCTTGTAAAGTCTGGAATGTGTACGGGATGTTCTTTTGAGTTTTGTGCTAAAGAAGAAGAATTTACAGAGAGTGAAAACGGTTCTAAGATTACGAGAAGTTTAAAGAAAATTGAATTATATTCTATAAACCCATTGTTTTCACAAAACCCTGCTTACAAGCAGAATGATGTAGAAGCACGTTCTTCTGCGTTTGAAGGCTATTCAAAAAAGAATGGTAAAACTACGGAAATTAATAACAAAATTGAAAATAATCAAATCTTGCAAGATATGACAATTACAGAATTAAAAGACAAAAGAGCTAACTTACTTGAAGAAGTTTCAAACATTCAAAATGGTGCAAAAAATGAAAAAAGAAGTTTGAAGCAAGATGAACAGTTATCCATCCTTCAAAAACAGCAAGAAGCACGATCGCTTTACGATCAGATCCTTATCCAAGAAAACGAAATCGAACTTCGTACGCAAACAGAAGGATTGAATAATCCTAAGCCAGAAGTAAAGGTTAATGATAAAGAGAAGCCTTTTTTGTTGGAAGAAAGAAATCAAAAACTAGATTTAACAGGCACAAAAATTGAATCTCGTGCAGGTGAAATCACAAATGGTGGACAGCCAGATGCTTCCACTGCGGCAAAAGCAACGGAGATTGAAAATGTGACTTCTTTACAAAAAGCTCTCGTTCCAGAATTGTATTTCCAGAAAATGGGAATAACAATGCACTCTGGTATTAAAGGTGGAAACCTCCGTATCCCTATCGGAAAAGGTGATGGAGATGTACCATCATTCGTTGGTGAAAACACAAAAGCAGGAACAACTGCTACTACATTTACTGATTTAACTCTTATGCCTAAGAGACTTCCTGTTAAGGTTATTTTGAGTAAACGTTTTATTCGTCAAGATGCGGTTGGGGCAACTGCATATGTTTTGGCAGAAGCAAAAAGAAAACTTCGTCTTGCAATTGAAAGTAGAATGTTTTCTAATCAAGCTAAAACTGTCAACGCTCCTGCTGGATTATTTAATCTTGCTACTTCATTAGTATTGCCTAATGAAGGTGTAACATATGCAGGACTTTTGGATGCTAGAAAGTCTTTGAAGTCTGCAAATGTTGTCCCAACTAATGTCAAAATGATTACATCTACTACAGGTGAAGCATTATTGATGGGAAAACAAGTTGTAGATGGGCAAGCGTTCTTCCTTTTGAATAATGGTAAATTATATAATCTTGGAAACTCTGTTGTTGCTTCTAACATTATCAAAAGTGGTTCAAATGAGGATGTTGCATTGTTTGGTGATTTTGCAAACGTTCATATGGGTATCTTTAATGATGTTGAGGTAACTTATGATCCTTATACACTTGCCGACCAAGATTACGTGCAATATGTATTTAATTTTGAATGTGATTGGGGATTGGCATTTGCAGATACTATTGTAGGTATTACAGGTATGGCATCTCATGGAGCGTAATTTATAATATAAAGGATAATTCCTTAATCCTAAAAGGGATTATCCTTTTTTTATTTTTTTTAATATGGTATTGTTAGAAGATTTTAAAAGGCATTTAAACATAGATGTAAACTATCAAGATGAAGACACATTACTATCAGCTTTGTTAGAGTCTTCCCAAGAAATTATTGAATCAGAGCTTGGATATAAGATCTTAGAATTTAATAATATTGATTCGGAGTTTTACAGAGAAGATGGAATACCCAAATCTATAGATCTTGCAATATATATACTTGGAGCGACCATGTATAATAATGGGAGAGAAAATGAGATTATTGGATCTAAAGTCGTTGAAATGCCTTTTGGTGTTAAACGTATCGTTTCACCTTATAAGGTTGATTTTATGGGAGGGATAACGAATGAGACTTAGTGTATCTGAATTGAATACACCTGTTAGTTTTTACAAGAGGAGTGTAGTAAAAACTTCTCTTGGTATAGCACAGCAAACTATGGAATTGTTTTTAAAGGCTAAATGTATGGTTAAATACGGTGCAGCTAGGGTTAAAAACAATGAAGGTGTGGAAGACGTTATATATAAACCTAAGATATTAACATATAATTATGGATCGGTTACTGACGACATGCAATGTATGTTAATGGGGAGAATGTATGATATTATATCTGTAGAAAGAGATGTAAGGAATCGAACAATGATTTTACGAATAGAATCAGTAAAAGAGTAGTCTTATGGCAAGTACAGGTAGGCATTTTTACAAAGTAGAAGGTTTAGAGAGTTTTGTTAAGGCTATGGAGGAAATGAAGGATACTAAAACTTTAAAACAGACCGTTAGACGTGTAGCCTTTCCGTTTTTTAGGAAAACTTTATTTCCTGCTGCTATTAGTAAAAAAAATGCAATGGCTCTTCATACTAATAGAAAGATTCCAGATTCTTTTGGTATTCGACAAGCAGGGTCAAGTCGTAGCATTGCATGGGATGCAGGAGTATTAATAACACAAGGTTTTTCTGATGGAGGAAATGTTCCATCAAGAAACGTTATAAATGCTTTAAACTCATCTAAAGAGACTGTTCGTTACACGAAGAAAGGTAAACGAACGGGAGTTGTTAAGAAACAACCATTTTTTACAGATGCGTTCAATGAGAGTGGAGATGGCTTAGGTAATAACGTATCGAATGCGGTTGTTACTTATCTGTCTAGGATATGTCAAAATAACGGAGCAACATAATATGATTGATGGAGCTATATATAATTTAATCCAAGCAAACACGGATATTTCAGAGTCTTTACGTGAAAATACCTTTGTGTTGCTTGTTCCAGATGAAGTTGTTTTTCCTTACTGCGTAATTGGTTCGGCATTAACACAAGTTGAAGGATGTAAAATAGGGGCTGTATTAGACGAATACACGGTACGAATCTCTATTTGGGATAAAGACTATGATAGTCTTTTATCAAACGTCTCAAAGCTAAGGAAACAGTTGGAAAGGTACAGAGGGACTATAACTGTTAAGTCTGATATTGAATCCAGTGTAAGTTTTTCTTTTGATGTAAATATTCACAACTCTTTATTGAAAGGTATTACACCAGATATAGATGTAAATTCTAAAGGGTATGGTATGAATATGACTTTTAGTTTTAAAACGAATAAAATATTAATATAATGGTAATAACAGGTGAAAATATTGTCTTGTTTGTAGACAAAAAAGGTACCGCAGGGTATCAACCACTAGGAGCAGGGAAAACATGTTCTTTAAACGTTTCGGCTGATGCAATTGACGCATCTAATAAATCTATTAAGAAATGGAAGGCTTCGATCGCTTCTAAGGTGGAATGGGAGGTAACCTCACAGATTTTAATGAGTTCTGATGCTTCTTCTTATACTTTAAAGGATTTGTTTGATGTAATAATGTCCGATGAAAATATTCGTGTAGCGATTGCGTTGGATGGAGTTTATTATCTTGGTGATGGTATCATAACTTCTCTGTCTTTAAATGCTACAGATAATGAGATTATTACATTAGATGTAACATTAAAAGGTAATGGAGATCTTACGGAGAGTTCTGCTGCTCCTGCTGATTTACAAGCTGCTATTGCTGCCTTGGTTGAAATCCCTTTAAATAAGTATATCTTTGGTACAGATTTCTGTATGGTCGATGGAACAAACCATTTAATTGGGTCAGCTAAAAACTTTACTCTCGAACTTAGTAGGGATACTTTAGAGGTGGCTTCTAAGAAAACAGGACGATTTAAAGGGTATGTAAAAGCTCTTGCGTCTTGGAGTATTAACGGTGAATTGAATACGGATTCGGACGATTCGTATAATACTCAATTGTTGGCAGCAATGACGAACGGAACCCCTGTTAATGTAGAAGCTCGTCTATTGCAAGACCCTAAAGAAGCCGATCCCGTACCTGTCGAAGGATCAGTAAAAATATCTGGAAAAGGTATTGTTTCTAGTTTTGGGCTTACTGCAAATAATAATGAAATAGCAACGTACAGCTATTCTTTAACAGGTGAAAAAGAGTTGATCGTAGATAATCTACCAATCGAACCGTAAAAGGTTAATAGAAGTTAAAAAGAATCTTTGCTATTGCAGGGGTTCTTTTTTTTGTATAATATTGCAATACAATCAAAGGATATAAGGTTCTCCTGTATTAAGAAGCCTATTTTATTTTTAATTATTACTGTTATGAAATTAACATTTAAAGGACAAGAAAGAAAATTCAATTTGAAATCTTTAATCGCTATTGAAAGAACGCAAAAATGTGACGCATTCAAGAATGCAGGTGATATGGAGCAGATTGGAATGCTTATTTGTGCTATGTTTATGCCTTCTGATATTACACCAGACGATTTTCTGGAAGATGTATCAATCGAAGACATGAAACAGTTTGCGAACTCTCTTGAAGCTGTAATGCGTGAAGTTGACGAAGAAGCAAAGTAACATGCCGTTCTGAATCTGGATCAAATAATGATAATGATTTTACATTAGGGTGGGTGGACTTGTATTCTCTTCTTATTGAAGCTGGAACACCTTCGGGATATGCGTTAAATGAGATGGAGTTTTGGGAAATAGACCCTATATTAAAAGCATATAAAAGAAAGACACAGAAAGAGTGGGCAATCGTACGTAGGCTATCGTTTATGTCGGTTGCCCCTTTTTCGTCTGAGGTGAAGGAGGAAAAATTATTTGATTTACCTTTTGAAGATGAGGTTTTAATAGGGGAAAGAAAGCCTTCTTCTGTTGCTCGTAAAGAGGTGCTACGGAAAAAGGCTGATTCAGAATGGCTGAAACAGGTATTAAAAAACAAATAATATGCAAAAGAATTTTTCTATAAAGGCAAACTTGTTTGTTAATAACAAGGCACTTATAAAAGGAATGTCCGAAGCAAACGCAAAAGTACAGGGAAGCATGAAAGGCATTGCAAAATCAATGTCTAGTATCGGTAATGAAATAAAGCGTTTTGCGGGGATTGCTGCTTCTGTGTTTATTGTTAGGCAAGTTTCGGGAGTGGTGCAAGATTTAGCAGATTCTGCATCAAAGATACGAGGTCTGTCTAATGAATTTAGAAAGACAGGGGTTTCGTTACAATTTGCCAGAAGACAAACAAAAGGGATGGTTTCCGATTTGAAAATCATGGAGACAGTGAACCTTGCAAGACAATTTGGCATTAATGCAAACCAATCGTTAAAAATGATGCGTTTTGCTGCTTCCATGGCTCAAAGATTAGGTATAGACGCAAACAAAGCTCTTTCGGATATTGTGACAGGTACAGCGAGGGGATCTGTAAAGATTCTGGATAACTTAGGTATTTCTGCTAAACGATACAGAGAAGAGCTTAAGAAAACAGGAGATTCGGCACAGGCTGTATCTAATATCATTGATGAGATGGGGGATTCTGTAGGGGCTGATGGTATAGCTTTAGCAGGATCTCAATTAAAGGCATTAGGAGAAAATATGAAAACTTCTTTTTCGGAAGGTTTCATGGATAAATTTACTTCTGGCTTTAAAAATATTGAAACAACTTCTCGTGAATTAACAGGTGTAGCAAGAAGTTTAGGGCAAGCATTGGCAAAGATAGCAGCCCATTTGGATACTATTGTTACAGTATATGCAGGAATAAAAATAGCTTCTTTTATGCCTAGATTATTAGGATTTACTAGGAATATAGGTTTTTTAGGTTCTGCAATGAGTAGGGCTTCTAAGATGGGTTTAAACTTTGCAGGAAAACTTAATTTCCTAAATAGATCTATAGCTATGACAGGTGGTAGTTTGGCATCAATGGTAGCATCATTAAGAGCAGGAGTTTTTACCGCTGCTGTTGTAGGTGCGACTCTATTAGCTACTAAGATGTATCGACTTAAAAGTGCTTACAATGCAGTATTTAAGGAGATAGCCGATTTTGATAGAAATACTGCTCTTGAAGATCTTGCAAAAAAAAGGGAGAAGGCTGTAAAACGTCTCAACGATCTTTCTATAGAAATGAAAAATACTTATAGGAGTATCGACAATCTTTCTCGTGAGGGTCGAGGTGGAAACCTTTTTTATGTCTTAGGATTAAATAAGATGAAAAAACAATCTGCTGAGGTTAGAAGGAATATTGAACAGATAGATAAGATCATGAGAAGGAGAAAGGCAGACCAAACAATGTTTGATAAACTTACTCCTATTGCAGAAAAAATAAGAAAGGCAAAAAGTAAAGCTGATTTAAAGGGAGCTAAAGAAGAATTAGATCGTACTTATTTATCTGGACTTATGATGTATTCAGAAGTTGACTACACTAAGTTTAAGGCTCAGAGAGAGCAGTTGTATTCAGAGATCGCAGGAATAAGAAAACGATGGGAAGAGAAAGAGAATGAAGAGACCGAAGCAGCAGCTAAAGAGAGAATGCGAATATATAAGAGTGAACGTAAAAGAATCAACTCTATTTTACATAGCTTAAGGATTAAGCCTTTTGTCCATAAAAAAGACCTTATATCTAAGGAGAAATTAACGTCTAAGGATGCAGGAAAATATCTTGGAGGTGAAAAGGATATGGAAGTCGCAGGTTTGGAGAAAACTAAAGATTTGATAGATTCTTTATATAAAGATCTTGGACGCAAAAGAATGGATTTTGCAAAAGAAAATGCCGAAGATGGAGGTTTAATGTATTCTTTCTTTGGTGAAGAAGGTGTAAGGGGTTTAGTTGATAGAGTTGACACAGTATCGCAAACGTTTAGTAATGCTATGACAAGTGCGTTAACAAATGCAGCGAGTGCAACCGAAGCATTAAAAGCATCGTTCAAGAGTCTTGCCGTTAGTATGTTGGCTCAGCTTACGGCTATTATTACAAAAATGTTAATATTGACAGCGTTAAAAGCTATTCTTAGTCCTGCTAGTTTTGCAACCACTTTTGGTGGTGGTTCTATTATGTCTATGGCTCTAGGTGGTGGTTTAAAATCTTCTTCTGTTGCTCCTAATATGGGTAGTTTTGCTTCTGATTTTTCACCTAAATTAGAAGCAACAATTAGTGGAAGATCTCTAAAGTTGGTTACCCAACGTACAAATAAAATGGATTCAAAAATGGTGTAATATGAATATTTATAAATCAGAATTTAAATCATTAAACGGAAAAAGCTACTCTTTGTTAATAACGAAGAGTAGTTATTCTGGTTTAATGCAGGAACGTTTTGTAAACAATGTTGAATTGCGTACAAAAAAAGGTAAGGATAGTTTTGTTGATGGAACCTCTCTTTCTGTATCTTTTATCTGTGAAGATAATATGGAGTTCGTCGAATTAATCAATGTTGAATCTCCTATGGATGTAAGAGCTTATCTTTATTCGGAGGGGAGATTAATTTTTTCTGGTTATCTGCTTATTGATACATATACGGAAACGTATGAATCAGACAATCATTATTCCATTGATATTGATTTTGTGGACTGTGTTTCATTGCTTAAGAGCATTAATTTTAGACCTGTAGGAGAAGACACATCCGTATTTATGGGGATAGATAGTATCTTTAATACAATGAGTAATGTTTTTAGTAATATTGTTCCTGCTACAGGTGATAGTAATTATACAGACCAAATAAAACCTAGTTATTATAATGGCACTTCTTTTAGTGTTATTCCTATAAATTCGGGAGTAAAGCACATTAAGGTTAGATTTAGATATGAAACAGATCAGAGCGAAAAATTCTGGACAGTATTAATAAGATCTGGGTCGTTTACTAATTACGCTTGGGTTGCAATATCTAACGATAAAATAATAGGCAGTAGTTCTACAGTGTCAAATCTTATATTATACAATGTTGATGGGGAAATCGTTCCCGATAATAGGATAATAGAAGGATGTGAATATTTAGTTGTTTTCTCAATGGATTTAACAACGCACTCTAGTGTAGTTTTAGCAAAAAGTGGTAGTGGAGACGATTTGTTTATAGGGGATATTTGGGGGATTGAAATAGGAGAAAGAAAAATTATTCAACCTCATTCTGGAATTGCCATAGAAGACAATATTGTTTATAATGTATCTAACACAAATGTCGTAGAATCTAATAATCCTAATGTTATCATTAGTTTTATTAATGATTTTAATCGAAACCTATATATCTCTTCATCAACCGTGTTGCCAGAAATTATTTACACGTATATAGATAATTGCATGTTTCACCTTGGAGTAAACATGCGAAATTTTTACGATGAGGGATACGAACCTATGTCATGTATGGAGGTAATCTCTCATTTCTCTAAAATACTTGGTTTACACATAAAATGTATCGGGAATAATGTGTATATGTATGATAGAGCTTCTATAGGCGATAATATTATATTTCAAAAATACACTAATGGTGTTTTTCAATATAAGTCAATTACAGATGCAAACCTCTTGATTGGTACAGATAATATAGTTAACGAGGGAAACGAGCTAGAAACCGCTGAAATCAACTACAGGGGGAAAGTTTCGCATTCATTGTTCTATCTTGAAAATCTATTCGAGGTTGAGGAACCTAAACCTAATGTTCCCAAAGAAAACTTTGAAGATGTCACACCTGTAACAGACCAAGGTTACGTGGTTACAGATCAGAGTTTTAAACAAACGGTTGTAACACCAAAAGCATGGATACCGAATGATGGGCATTTTGCAGAGTATCCGCATGGTGTATTTCCAGATATTTCCGATCCTACTCACCCTATCGTAAATCCTTTTAACCCTCAATTTGTGGGATCTTTCGATGAAGACTTGGCGAATACTGAACCGACCTATTATTTTAGATGGGTTCCTTCTGGTGGTATGGGGTATGGATGGACTCCACAACTCGAAGAGATGGATTACAGAGATGGAGAAACAAGACCTTACGATGAAGCATTGGGGGTAAATAATTTTAATACCTGTTTCCCTGTGTTTACATCCAAGGATTTTACATTTAACTCCGAAGATGGAGAAAGCGTAGGATCTGCATTTATCCAAGGTGATGGAAATTCTGTCCTTGCATTAGATGCAAAAGGCTTTCTTTCAGCAGGAAACCCCTATACATCTACCCGAAGGGGTGATGAAAGTTATTCTTACGTTACTTATCACACGCGTGTGTGGCTCATGCCAGAAATAGGTTCAGAAGATTATAATAATGCTTGGTGTTTAATAAATGTTCCATATAACACGGTAGGAGAAGAAGGATTTACATTAAATCCAGATGCAGACAACGATGACAAGCATGTTTGGAAAGACAAGGGATGGTCTCATATGGCATATAAGTGGGCTAAAGGAAGTGAACTTGTAGGGAATGAATCGTTAAGGCTTATCTCTAAAGTTGCGTATGATGACGATGGAAAAGTTCAAGTTCCAGATTCCGATATTGATATTAGAAAGGAGTGGATTGATCTTTCTTCGGGACCTTTTAAAATTCCTTCCAATGTATCTGGAATATTAAGAATACAAATCTTGAACGGAACTTCTAGGAGAATACATAGAACACCAGAAGATTATTTGGTAAGTATAGGTGGTACTTCTTGGGGGCAGATAGATTATGCACATCTAAAAGACATTAAAATCAATCAGTATGACATGTTTAACGATGTTGTGGAAAATCCTGCTGATACCGAATATCATGGTTATAATGCAGACAAAGGAGACTTTTACGCAGACACCCAAGAGAAAACCAAGTATGTAATAGAAACATCCAAACCTTATGGGGATTTAATGGGGGCTTACGGAGTTTCTAAGATCCTAAATCAAAATGAATGGAGATCACATACGGATATAACACGGAATGGCTTACAAGGCTCCTTTGGAGAGGTTTTGCTACAGGAGATGCTAACAAATAGTTCTCAAATGAGAATAGGATTAAATGTCTCTTGTTTGATTGATGATTATAGGGGGGTATTTGCTTTTAAGGATGAAACAAATGTTAAAGTTTCTGGAAAACAATTTATCGTAGATGAAGTTTCTTGGAATCCATTGACAAATATTGTAAATTTACGTGGTTTTGAATACTTTAAATAAAAAATTATGAACATAAAAATCAAAACAACTAAGGTTAGACCTATCAGAAGGGATGGCAGGGGGTACAATGGAACCCCCTCTTCTGGTAGTAGTTTTAGTGGGTACAGTATGGCTTCGGTTCCTTCTTGGAAAAGTATTACGGGTAAACCGTTCGAACTTCTTAATACGGATTTCTCTGTAGCTACAGAAACAAAAGAATTACAATTAAGTGGTAGTATAGGAGCGAATACGTTATACCACTCTGGCAATGCTAATAGACCCGATATATCGTGGGATATGAATAACGCACACGTAGAGGGGAAAATGACGATCAGGGGGAGTACTGATAATGAAAGGATACAGCTTTGGGCTGATTCTCCTTGGATTGGATTTTATGATGAATCAGATAATCAACGAAAAGGGTATATTCAATCTCTCAATGGAAATATGCTTGTAGATGTTGCAGGATCTAACGATGGCATTCATTTTAGAATAGGCAATACGTTACAATCTTTTGTTAGTAATGCAGGGTTAAACCTACCAGATGGCAATGTGCTACAAGCTTACGAAAAAGCTGGCACAAGTTGGGGAAACTATGATAATAGATATACAGCAACCATAGGAGCTTTAGACGTTAAGTTGAAAAATGATAACAGGGCTGCTTGGGTTTGGTCTTCTCAAAACCATGCAGGAATTTTCGCTAATGGTTTTCAAGTTTTAGATAATGATACCAATTATTCTCGATTGTATTTATCTCCACGTTTACGTATTCGTGCTGCAAACGGATTAATGACATTGGAAAAGGATGAAAATGAGATTTTGGGGATAGGTGATACTGTTTCAGCCTATAGACCTGTTGAAGTATTTTCAGATGATGGTGTTAAAATAATTGGCTCTGCTCCATTCTTAACTTTTTGGGATAAAAACAATAACTATAGACTAGGATACTTAAGAGGTTATCCAGATGGTAATTTACATATATCTGCCAAACAATATATTCAATTAAGGGTTAATGATAATATCCAGATAGGAGAGATACGAGATTGGGGAACACTGTTATTTGATGGTAAAATTCATCGTATCTTTGATAAATTTGGTATGACAGATTGGGATCAATATTCAGCTTCACATTATCAATCTATGGGGGGACTAGATGTAAAATTGTTTGATAATACGAATGCGACTTACGTATGGTCTGTTCGAGATGCAGGAGATAATTATAAGGCGGGATTCCAAATCTCGAATAATAGTAATAATTCCATATTTGATTTAAACCAAAGATTAAGATTGAAAGGGTGGAACGATAAGTTTATCTTTGAATTAGACAAAGCACCTATGATGGCATTGGGGTACAATGCAGAATTTTTTGGATCTTTAAAGGTTGCAGGAGGTATATATGCAACATCGTACGAAACTAAGAGGACAAAAACAACTAACGGTGATTTGCTTGTAACTGACTCTGTTGTTGTTACAGGTTCTACGTGGACTGCTTCTGATGGCACTACTGTATGGAGAATACAACCAGACTACGAAGTTAATAATAGAATACCTTTTGATGTTGGAGATGCGGTTGTATGTAAAATACAAGACAAGGTAGGGAATATTAGATTCTGGAAAGGAATAATAAGTTATGTTTCTCCTTCGGGAACAACTGCTGATATTTACCACGGACACCAAGATCCTACATCGAATACAGTTCCGAAAGATGGAGACACGGTTGTAAGAGTATCTGGAACAACTATCAGTCTTACTACGTCCGATACGGGTAATCCAGAAATGGAGTTTAAAGATGGAGACAGAACAGCTTTATTACTAAATGACAAAGGAGGGCAAAAAATTGATACTGATGGGTCTTTAAAGGATATTGGCGGTATTGGTTTTGGTGACAACAAGGGGGTATCAGTGAGTGAAGCAGGAATCAGAGTTTCCGAAGATAGGAATATGACTGTGACATTACCTAATCTAAGAGTTAATGCCAAAAGTCTTAATGCAGGAATAGCCGCACAGTCAATTAATTTTCCCGAAAACGATCCACGAAGAATCGACTATCAAATAAGTGCAGGAATAGCCGCCGTAGCTCAATCAACGTATAAGCATGAGACGTATTACCCAATGGTTGACGCAAAAACGGATTTTGCATTGGTAGGAGTAGGAAACAATTTTCTTGATACTATATCCTTACGAGTGGCAACGGTATCAAGTCAAGATTATGTGTCAGATCAGTTTTTTCTTGAACGAAACCCCGTTTCTATGTATAGGTTACCTAGAGGTGGCATAAGTGTTACATTTCCAAGTGCATCGGCTTTTAGAACAGGACACATAATAATGGTAACAGGTTTTAGGGGAGATGTTTCATGGGTGCATTTAAATAGTAACGATCAGGTAGGAGGTTGGAAAGGCGGTATTTTTAAATTTTATGATGCACATTCTACCTTGCAGCTAATGGCTGTGAGTAATTCTGCTTGGGCAATTATCTCAATGACAAGTGTAGAATTTACTAGGGGTAATGTAACAGCTCCTTACGATAGTAACATGGATTAAACATGTTTTAAAACACATTAGTAGGAATAATTAATTTTGTTTCTACTAATGTAATAATAAAGAGCATGTTATGAATGTACGCAATAAAATAAAATCAGAATATAACGAAAATAAAATTCTTTATTGGCTTTTAGGTGCTTTGCTTACTTTGAATATAATGTTATTAAATGGAGCAAGAGCTAATGTAGAAAATGAATTGAGCAACAAGGTGAATGAAGATGAATTTTCCTTGTTATATGATGAAATCAAAGAAGTTCGATCAGCCCAAAAGGAGACTGACAAAAAGATTACAGATATTTACAAATATTTATTAAATAAAAAGGATGAATATAGATCTAAATAAAATACTTGAAACAGTAGATAAGCTGCATGTATCAAGCGAAGAAAAGGCGGTAATGGTCAATAAATTTAATGAGATTGCAAGACAGACACAAGATTCTGCTAGACAACATGAAATTGAGATGCAGCAATACACACAGACATCCTTACAGAAGAACATTAGAGCTATTCTTGCTTTGATGACTGTAGGTTTGGTCTTACTGCTTATTGTCCTCGCTGTTGCTCTTTCTGTTTTTACAGACAAAACAATAGATGTATCGGTTATTGCAATGGCTATTTCTCTTGCAACTATTGTACTTTCATTTTACTTTGGTTCTGCTGAAAAAGAGTTAAAGACCAAGGATGAATTAAGACATGAAGCCAAAATGGAAAGGCTTAAACGAAGATAATACAATCGAATCCTTAAGGGGTGTTGTAATCAAATACAAACCTTTTAAGGATTTTTTTTTGCTTTTTACTTGGATAATTAAAAAATGATTTGTTACTTTGCTCTTGTTATAAGGTAAAGGTATTTAACCTAGTGTATAAACATTAATTCTATTGAGATGAAAATTAATCTTCAAAACATCGAAAAGTACGAAAATAGTGCTAACTTTGAAAAGATTTCTAATTACAGTAAATCGAAAAGACAAGAGTTTAAGAAGGAAACAGAAAAGAAAAACAAGGCTAAATCATGGAAATAGGTATTAAGGCTCCAAACTTAAAAAATAAGCGATTTTCTTATGCTTATCTAGGTAAATGTACTAATCCTGTAGAAAAAGCCTTAAAAGCGAGATTTTCTCAAAGAACGTTAGTTTCCGAAGAGGTTTTAAATGATCGTAGGATTATCAGAACTAAAACAGGTTTTATTACTCTCTACGATTATTGTACCCATTTTTCAGATGGTATTGGAAGTGATATAGTTGATTATTACGTCTTTGAAAAAAACATCAATGGAACAAAAATTTATTATTCAATAAAAGTATTTTAAAATGAAAAAAGCAGATTTTATTTTTCCTTTAATTTCATGCTTACTCTTTGTGAGTACATTTGTATTAGGAATAGAAGTTACATCCTTTAGGCATGAAATAAAGAATCTCGAAGAAACGGTTTCTATTCAAAATGGTGTTATTGATGCTATGGACGATACGTTTTTTCTTTATTCAAAATATTCTTTAAAGGTTCTTGAATTACAGCAAATCCGAACAGACGAGGTTATTACCAGATACGTACCTCGTGAATATGAATATGCAGTCAGAAAAGATTACGGTGAATATAGATACAACCATGTATTAGAAACAGACCGCTGTAGAAGTATTTTAAAAGACTTAAGAAAAGGTTTAGAAGAATGGAAAAGCCAAGATTAAAAACTAACACATCCTTTATTGAAAGGATGAAAAGGTTGCAAGATCCTTTGCCTTCTTATGCGTTGTCACTGATGCCGAAGAAGTATTTTGAAAAGAGCAACAAACAGCAATTACTTGTTTACAAGGATGCCAGAATAGATATACAACGACTAAATGAAGTTGTTGGAATCGGGTACTGGCGTAACAAATATAGACGAGACCCCTTTAATAATGCTCTGTATTCTATAATAGAGATATGGAATCCAGACATAAATCAATGGGTTCAGTATGAAGACGTAGGAATCCCTTCTGCATACGAAAAGGTGAAAGGTGAAGTTTCGGATTCTTTCAAAAGAGCAGGAACAAAATTAGGTATCGGTGTTCATTTATATGATATGCCTAATATCACGGTGGATGGGCAGGTTAAAAATACTAGTTCTTGGACTATTCGTTACTCATTGTTTCCAAACAAAAAATACGCATGGGTTGCGGTTTTTGATGGATTTGGAAAAACTCGTTTCCTTTGGAAGCATAGAGATTTTGATAAAAGTAAAAACAATTGTGTAAACTACTAACACTATGCAATCATACGCAAAATATAAAGTATTCCGATCCTTCCTTAAATCACAGGGAAAAGGTTATTTAAAAGAGTGGGTTCAATTCAAAAATAAGATTGTTAAATATGATAAAAACTTTTTTATAGATGACATTGAACCTAGAAATTTCATAGATAAGATAATTATTTATGACGAATCTTTGTTACCTTGGAAATTTGTTAATACCTTGTGGCAAAGAAAATGTAATAAGTGTAATTTTTAAAATATCTCGATCATGCAGAATCAAAATCAAAACGGTTATCAACAACCACAACAGGGGTTCCAACAACCTCAGCAAAACCAAAACTATCAACAACCTCAACAAGGTTTCCAACAACCTCAGCAAAACCAAGGCTATCAACAACATGATTTAGTTGGTCGTGTGAAAGAGATTAAAAACAAGTATGGCACATTGTTAAGCCTGTCTTTTTCTCCTGCTGATATTGAAAAAATATTGGATTTTCAAAAAAGAAATCCTTCGGGATGGGTTAACCTATCGCTAAAATATGGTAGATCTGGTAAGCCTTACATGGAAGCCTTTTTTAGCAATAAACAAAACCAAGGGGTTCAACAACCTCAGCAAAACCAAGGTTATGTAGCTCCTACAGTTCAGCAGCAAAACCAAGGTTATCAACAATCTCAGCAAAACCAAAACTATCAGCAGTCACAACAAAACCAAGGCTATCAGCAGCCACAAAATGATTGTCAACAGCCGCAGGACGATAACGATGTTCCGTTTTAATCTTTAAAAAATAGAAAGGAGTGATTTATGTCTAAAAATATATTTTCAGACGAAAATATAGACAAGATATACAAGTCTTCCTTCACTTTTGATGACAAGAAAGAGAAACTATTTTCTATGCGTGAAAACGGGCTAAAACGTGGTGCATGGTTAGGTTTTTCTTCCTTAGATGAGTTTTACTCGCTTAAAAGAGGTAGCACCTCTTATATTTTGGCTTCTCCTGCTTCTGGTAAGACCGCATGGCTATATGAATTAGTTTGTAATCTTATTGATTATTCTCAATTTAACGTAGTTATATGGTCGCCCGAAACAGGTAGTGCCGAAGATATTATGAATGAGCTTATGTGGAGCCACGCAAGGCTACCTTTTATTCGTAATAAAGCAGGTTTGTATGCGAGTGATTCTGATGTACGAAATTCAATGCGTGTTTTAAATAAACATATTAGAATTTTGGATTTTGGACGAAAAGAAGTAAACCTCTCAATGATATATAACGAAGTTGAAAGGTTACAGGAAGACGATAAGTTTAATGTTGATTTACTTATAATAGATCCTTATACGGAAATAGCAGAAGATTCTGGCAGTCTGTCGGGATTGAGAGAAGATGAAAAACTAGGAAGGAGACTTTCTGCTATTGCTAGAAATAGTAGTGCTATGGATGTACATACTATGATAGCAGTACATGTTAATAATCTAGGTACTGTTATGGGTGAGTTCGAAGATGGAGAGCAGAGACCGTATGTTCCACCACCTCTTATGACACAGGTTGCAGGAGGTCAAGCATGGAGCAGGAGAGGTAACATGATAGTGTCTATCTTTAGACCTCCTGTAGGACTATTAAAAAGTAAGGAAATCGGCACGGATGGAGTGGAAACAAAACACTATTTCAAGAAGAATGATAGTGTTTTAACTATTTTAAAAACAAAACCAAAAGTTGTTGGAAAGATAGGTGCTGTCCACTTTAAGTTTGATCCTTTGAGTTCACGTTTTTTAGACGATTGGGGTATGCCTTCGTGCCCTTGCCCTAACGGTTTTGAGGAAAGAGAAATATCTCCAAACTTAGATCAGTCTATTGTCGCTGAACAAAAAGAGATTAATGTATGGAATGAAAAGGAAAGCGATGATATACCTTTTTAAAATTACTTAATATGATAAGCCTATTTACGAAAATCACAAATCTTTATCCTTATGCAAATTGTCCTCTTGAAACTGTTTTTAATGTAATAAAAACGAAAGAAATAGAGGGCGTTGTTCTTTATAGAAAAACTAGGGATTATAACGTAAAAAGGAATCTTCCTTGTTATACCGTATCTGGTACATTCAATAAAAGATGTTTATCTGGTCTTACATCTTATAATGGCAAAATCGTTATAGATATAGATTATAAGGATCAAAACCCTAAGAGATACGATAATCTTATAGAAAGGTTTAAGGGTTGGAAGTACGTATGGGCTTATCATAAATCTTGCTCTGGTGATGGATACGCATTTTATTTCCAGACAGAGAACAGGAATCCAGATCTACACAAAATGTATTTTGAAGCTTTGGTAGAAACTATTGAAAAGACAGGTTTAGTAGTAGATAAAGGATGTTCCGATTTTAGTCGGCTAAGATATGTTTCAATGGATAAAAACCTTACTATAAACAAGAATTTTACTTATTGGAGTAAATTTAACGAACCTAAACGAAGAGATAAGAACGATTCTTGGATCAGTGCTAGTAAACGCAATGAATTTAGTAGTAGGGCTTCTAGGTTACTGTCATATGCCGTAGAATTAAAAATCAATCTGTGTCCAGACTATGAGACTTGGAAACGGATGGGGTTTGCAATCGCAAACGAGTTTGGAGAAGGTGGACGAGAAGCTTTTCATAAAATATGTGAAATTAGCGAAAAGTATAATGAGGTTGATACCGATAAGCTGTACACCGCAGGAATGAAAAAAGGTTCCTTGGATACAGGAAAAACGGTTGCAACTATATTTGAAATACTTAAAAAAAATGACATAAGATGGTAACAAAAATGAAATTCATATGGTTCTTATTAAGAAATAAGGCTTTAATAAGGTGGTATAAAAACTTCAAAGATGATAAAGAATATTCCTCGTTAGAAAATCTCTCTAAAAGAGCTTATCCGACATTCTGGATCGGAGTTAGTTTTCTTTGGGGTGAAACAGTGGAAGGTTATACATATTGGTATTGCTTAAACAAGAAATGGAAAAAACAATTTAAAACCAAAACAACTTTAAAATGGTGACAATTGAAGAAAATGCAAAACAAGTAAAAGATATACTAGGTAGAATTTTACTAGACTCGAAAGAGTGTATATGTGTTCAAAACACTAAAGGATACGGAGGTTTCCTTCTTGAAATGGCAAAGTATGTTGAAAGAAAGGTTTCCTTAAAAGTAAAGGAATGCGATACAGTTTTTAGTTTTAATCCAACCTTCAAAGAGTTAAAAGGTTTAAAAACGTTTGGTTTTATAGTCAAAAAGACTATCTTTACTGAAAATGATGGATTAATTGTTGTTTTTACCAAAAATTAGAATCATGGAAAATTTTAAATTAACTAGGAAAAAAGCCCTCGAAGTGGCTGTAAAACTTCTTTCTCAAAAATATTCTGAAAAGGATTGCTCTATTAAAAAACTTGAAGGTACTAAGAAAAAATACCTTCAAATAGGAAAAATGGTTTATGATGTAGTTATCCATAGAGATAACAAGAAACATTCCATACGTCAAGCGATGCCAAACTGTAAAGGTGTCGTAGTCTTGGATATTGCCGACAATTCTGTGACTATCTATGAATTTAAACATCATATCGTAGATTTTAAGGAAGCTATCAAATCTCGAATTTTCCCAAGAAACATGTTTATGGTTTATAAGTATTATCATTTAAACCTAGACCCTAAACTAATAACCTTTCGTTTAAAATATCAATCAAAGGCTTTAATTGATTTAATCAATGAAGGTGGTATTAATTATTATTCAGCTTTTTAAAATCGCTTAAAATGACTCCTACGCAATTTAACCAGATTGTTCTTAATAGCAATTCAAGAGAAATAAGACCAGATGTAGTACAATTTACGTACGAAGTGTTAAATAAAAACTTGTTCCGAAAGAAGTCTAACTGTTGGCAATTGTCATTTGAAGATCGAAACATTCTATTTAATCAACTGTTAGATGATTTGATTTTTATCATACAAGAGATACAGACAGGGGAAAGAGATTCAAAAAATCCCTTTGTAGTATTGTTATGGAAAATATATTCTAAGGTAAAAGATGCGGTGAATCGAAAACAAAAAATTCTATATACAGAACTTCTTCTCGATAAACCAGAACCAGAAGACGAGTTTTCTTTGTTGCTCAATGAATTAAAAAAATCTCCTGCGTTGTTTGATAAAATTAAGAGCAACAAGAAAGATTTAATCGAAGGTAAAAAATCTATTTATAACTTAATTTAACATGGGAATACTAAGTACATTAGCTGCTGCTAAGCAGAAATATTTTAAAGAAAAAGAAAGACCTAAAAACGGCTCTTTTCGTATTGAAGAATCTTATTCTTGTTTTGTAATACAAGTGTATTATAGGTATTATGGATGGATTGATTGGAGTACAGAGATGTTTAAGACTTTCGAAGATGCTAAAAAATGTTTGGAAGAACATAAAAAATTAGAAGAGTTTGAACCAAAATATTATTACTTATAAACACGATTACTTATGTCAAAAATTGATAAAGATCTTCTTGAATATGCTATTCAATCAAAATGTTCAAGAAAGGAATTAATAGAAAGAGGGTGTCCTCAATCTATTGCACGGACATTTGCGTATATTGGCAAAAATTCAGACCAGATACGCAGGGTTTTACAGAGAATGAAAGGACAATCCGACATCCCAAAAAACTTTAAAACAAGGGCTAATCTTGTCTTAAAGAACGATCATTTTTCCGTAGAAGAAAAAGAAACAGCCTTATGTAAAGAATTTAATACATCTAAAGAGCTTTTGAATGCTTGGTTGTATGAATTAGGCATTGAAAATGTGTCGTCTCAACTCCGAAGAGCAAGAGAAAGAAGCATATGCACGGATAAGAAAAGATTTATTATTACGTCTGCTCAAACAGCATCACCCGTTAATCATGCTTTATTTGAGAATATGAAGGTCTATGCTAAAGCCATAGACGCAACGATAGGTGTAATTGCAACCAGGTACAAGAACCCTACTAGTATCTATAATCAGACCTCCGATTGGTGGGAAAGTTCTATTGATAAATATCTTATTGCAAGTAGACAGAACATCCATAAACGTGTTAGTGTTCTGGCTGATGTAAAAATCCAAGCAACCTCACAACAACCTATTAATAGCACAGCGTTAATAGAAGACCAGAAGAGTACAATTATCGGATCTCCAAAAATACAGATGCGTCCTTATGCCTGTTTTGATGGAGATGTACAAAAATTCACATACTCCACAGGATCTATAACATATCCTTCTTTCTCAGATACTGCTATTGGTGCAAAAGCCAAGGAACACCATTCTTTCGGTTTTGTTGTAATAGAAATAGAATCTGATAGGGTTGTTCATATTCGTTCTGTTTCTGCTAAAAAAGATGGATCGTTTAACGATCTTACATACCATATTGAGAATGGTAAGATTACCGAAGAAAAAGGAGGGGTAATGATTTGGGGTGATTCACACGTTCACCACGAAGTTCCAGAAATCACAAAAACATTCCAAAATATTCAAACTGATTTTGGATGTAAGATTGCTGTGCTTCACGATGTGTTTGATTCGTACAACTTAAATCCTCATGACAAAAAAAACCCTTTTAAAGGAATTTTCAATCAATATGGTAGTTTGCAGAATGAATTTAATCACATGTTCCGATATTTGGAGTGGTTTGAGAAACAGAAGGTAATTACATACGTAGTTCATTCAAACCATAATGATATGGTTGACCGTATGTTAAAGGATGTCAATATGGCTTCTATAGATAAAGTTGATCGAAGGTTGTTTATCGAGATGCTATACCACACCTCGGAGGGGTTAAATCCCAAAGGGGCTGTAGCAGGAATCATAGACAGGAAGAATTATAAGTATATCAAAACTTTATCTCTTCACGATAACCTAAGTATCCATGGAGTGGAACTTTCTCTCCACGGACACAGAGCAGATGGAGGGGCAAAGGGAAATATTAATGCCTTTGCCAGAATGTGTACTAAGACTGTTACAGGACATATTCACTATCCGTTCATCGAAGGAGGTGCCTACGGTGTAGGAATCTCGTGTGGTGATAAACACGGATACAATTCTGGTGCTTCTAAATGGGCTTTATCCTGCTGTATATTAAATAGGCATGGGAAAAGGCAGAACATTATTATCAATAAGGAGAGTTTAACTTACACAACTATAAAGCTATGAGCAAAGATAATCTAAGAAGCTATATTCTTGCCCAAAAAATACTAAAAGCATCGTTTATTGCTGAAAGTATTGATCCAGATGGAATGGTCGTTTTATCCACAATAGCCTGTAAAATTGCAGACAAATTGTTGTCATGGAATCACGACCTAAATTTCAATGCTTCTTTTAGGTCTTACAGGCATGAATTAAAACAAGGGAGATCTGGAAAGTCAAACCATGTTTGGTTAAAAACTAAATGGAAACGTGGAACAGGCTATGCGGTTGACATTTCCCATATGAACATGCCTAAGCAGAGAACACGGAAATTTATAGAGTTTCTGATCGAAAGAGGTGTTGCAAGAATATGCAGATATTCTACTTTCCTTCATGTTGAATTTACTAGTATTCCATCTAAAACCAAGCTGTACAGACAAACAGAGGGTGGATGGAGAAGAGTGAAAACAATTAGCGAGATGTGGTAGTAGTATGGCAAAAACCGTAAATATAAAAACTAAGATCATAGCGTCTCTAAGGCAAATTTGGAGATTCTATGATCCTAACAGAAAAAAGTGTATAGATGAAGCAAGAACCAGAAGAGGTTATTATAAATGTAATATGTGCGGCTTGGAAGTACCTTCTACGGTTCGTAAAAAAAACTCGCTTGGTAAAAAGAGTAATATTATTGTTGACCATATTAACCCTATCATACCTATTAGCGGTTGGGTTGATTTTAATCACTTTATATCACACCTTTTTTGCTCCATTGATAATCTACAGCTTCTTTGTAGCTCTTGTTCGGATATTAAAACAAAAGAAGAAAATAAACAAAGAAGAATTGTAAAGCAACAAGAGAAAGATTCTCAAAAACAAAAAGAATTGAGGGAATCTTGGAACATGGATGTTATCGTAAAAAATAATAAAATCTATTACAACGATATAGAATATTCAGAACGAACAGGTAAACCTAAAAGAAAGAAGGCACCCCCATCTAATAGGTTTGAAACACTCTTTTAAAATTTAAAAGTAAAAAGTATAGAAATATGGCAAACAACATTTATATAGGACAGCAAACCATTTACAATAAAAGTAAATGGAGAAAATTAAGAAAACAAAAATTAGACGACACACCGATTTGCGAGTGCTGTAACAAGAATTTTGCGTCCAATGTTCATCATATTATCCCGTTCGAAAATGTCTTAAAACAAGATAGTGAAATGGGGTACAGAATGGGGTTTTCTTACAAGAATCTTGCATCTTTATGCACGGAGTGTCATAAAAGAATCCATAAAGGATTTCTTTACACAAAAGTCGAGATGGAAGTCTTAGGAATTGATGAGGACACCTCACTCTTAAACAATCCTAAGTTTGTTTATTTCCATAAGATGACAAAATTATCTGTATCGAAAAGTATAAAAACTTTTCTCAGTCGGCACAGAGACATTTCACCCCGTGAGTAAAACTCCTAGTCTGTGTTTATATCACTCATATTTCAACTTTACATTGTATATAACTATGGTCAATTAACAATAATAATATACATTGTTAAATATACATTGTTATTAATTATATTCAAGAGAATACAAAAAAGATTTTAAGGTCTGTTTCCATATGAAATAGACCTTTTTTTATGCTTAAACATGACAAAAGTCACACTTTTTTTAGTTAACGAAAGTTAACAAAATCCCTCGATTCAAAACATAATTATGCCAATTTTTGTTAAAAACATTAAGAAATCAAAGAATTGTGTTAAATGGTTTTTTTATTTAATTCCATATCTATAACTACACAGTGTTCTTTTAAATAATTAATCGCTGCACATACAGCACAACATTTAAAATCATGAGAAACATTTTGACAAATCAATCAATCGAGACATTGAGTAATAATTCATCTGTAAAACACATCGTTGTACGCAATTACACTACGTCATGCGAAGGTACTATATACTTTCGCAATGGTATAAGAATACAGTACAATGTAGAGAAAGTATTGGAAGGTTACTTGTTTTCTTTTACACTTAATGATGACGAAAATTACTCGTATATAACAAAGACACAAAAAGAGTGCTCTTTGAATCTTTTAAACTTCATTGATAACAATATGGTAAGACTAAGCGAAGAAGAAGACGTGGTAACAACTATCATAGAGGAAAGAAGTCATTGTAAAATAGAGAGTAGGCAGATTGTTAGATTTGCTAATATTAATGAGGTGGCAACAGAAAACGAAGACTACGAAGACACTGTAAGATCTTTCGAGGTCGTTAATACTCGTAATAAGTTTTATATTATTGACCGTGACGCTGATTCATCATCTTTTAATAAAGTCGTACTAAACCGCAAGGTCTTAAGAGATTCGAGACCAGACAGCATTCACGAACAACGCATGTCGTTTATTAAGCAGTTTATGTATGAATTCAACTTCATAGAATTAGACAAAGCCGTGGCAATCGAAAGTAAAGACATACACAGCCGTAAAATCTGGCTAGACGCATACAAAGATAGTTGTAAACTTGCTTTTATTACTTTCCTGCAAAGGTTGCTAAAATATCACCAAGACGAATATTCTAACCTTTCCCTACTTGCTATTTACCATCAAATCCAAACTTTGAGAAATGAAGCGATTTAAGACATTTTTACGATTCTTATATAGAATTGTAACATTAGAAAGATTTAAAGCTCTTAAAAATGAGCTTTACACGCTTAAAATAGATTTAGAGTACCCCGATTTAACATTTTATGAATGGTCGAAACAGTTTCAGTTCTGGAACGGTCGATATTGGAAGAACGTTAAGGAATTATATGAATTTATTAAATATATGCAGCAATGAGTAACAGAAGCGATAAACTAAAATTATTGACTGAATCTGGTTATTTTAGTCACATAACGGACGATTTAAGCAATAAAGACATAACAAGGTGTATGAATATTTATACACTTGTGACAGAACTTCCTATAAAGCTCTTAAGACCAGTAAATGCAAACTTTATCTACAGATCTTTTCTTGAAAACTATATGTTAAAAGAGCTTTCTCCTAAAGAAATTTTAAAGGAGCTTGTAAGATTGTCTGATAGTACACTAACGGACGTATTCAGAGTGTGTAATGAGTCTTTAAATTCGATGCAATCTATTTTAGATACAAACGATTTGTTATGTGTGTATGTTAAGCATCTTATATCAAAAAAAATAAAAAGTAATGAGATTTTCTAATTATAAATTTCAGATGTTTTTTAACTATGTATGCTTGAATTACAATGTAGCATATAAAGATAATAAACACGTCGTTTTTTCTGCTTTTAAGCAGCTTATAAATTCAGTTCTTACAAAGAAGTTGAAATACGTGGACAAAGATGTATTATTGCAGATAAACGCAAAATATGCAGAATTGCAATTCAAAAGCGACGTAGAGATATGTGCAGACGTATTTCAGAAAACATCCGACATCGTGACTATTTCTAATGAGATAGATTACTTTAAATGTGTGATAATTCTTCTATTTAAAGAGAAAGAACCGCAGTTAAAGAAGCATGAAGAAGACCTTAATAAAGCAGTTTCTGGTCTTATTACAGCGACTGTAATCACTGTTTTAATATTCACTATAGTTATTCTAACATTTTAAAATAAACACTATGTATCAAGTTATTTTGATTTCTAATCGTAAAAAGTTTACATACAACGTAAACGCACTGTCTACACAACATGCTATAGCTATAGCAAAGTTTCAGCATCTTGAAAGAGAGAAAACAAAAGGACGTTTAAGATCTGTAACTGAACATAAGTAAAGCCTAGAAACGTGATAAAAGTCACTCTTATTTTAGTTAATAGGTGTTAACAAAATAGGGTGGGTTTTATCATAATTATGCGAATATGTATTAAAACTCACCTGTTTTGTGTTAATAAAAGTTAATGTGATTGTTTTTTCTTTTTGACTTCTATATTATTATATCGAGTTCAAAAAACATAGTGTATCACAAACTAAAATTTAACATAATGATTTTCTATCACGGTACTAGTACTATATCATCTGATGAATACAGATTGTTGCCTCCTAAAAGCACTGGAATACTACAAGAGAAAGGCAGACGTAAAAATCTGGATAAAGTGTTTTTTACGCCAGATTTTGGAACCGCTAAGATTTATGCGGGTCGTTCTATGAACCGAAATGGAGGACAAAAGCGAATTTTTAGAGTGATCCCTATGGGAAAAGTCGAAAAAATTAACGACATTACGTATTATTGTGACTGGGCTTTTATAGAAGAAATCAAATAAATTTTACATAAT